CAGATTATGTTAAAACTTGAAAACGATAAATATTGAAATATTGCTCAACAGATATATTTATCGAACAAAAATCAATGTACCAAAGATTTAACTTAACTCATATTCTGTTAAAAGTTTAGAGAAAGAAAAAGAGGGGTAAGAATGATCTAAAATGAACACAGAAATAACAATTGATACACTAGAAGAATTCAGAGGATTATCTTCAGAATATCAAGCGATTCAGCAAGAGATAGAAAGTCTATATAATCCATATTGTTCTCCAAGCTTTGATTCCATAGGTTGCCATTCAGAAAATCCTGTATCACCAACAGAAAGATCTGCAATGTTAATAATTGCTAAGAAGGCGGACCTAGAAACAAGGCAGCAGAATCTTGGAGATAAATTAATAATCATAGAAGATTGGCTTGATACAATACCTGATAGCAAATCTGACATCAGATCAATAATCAGATGGCATTATCTATTAAATATGAATTGGATTGATACATGCTTAAAGGTGTATGGATTCCGAAGCAAGGATACATGCCGGAATAAGATATCCAGATATTTTGGCGTAAAAAAATAAAAGCGCCCGCTTCGCCCGCTTGAAAGTGTGATATTGTGTATGTGTCAAAGAAGAACAGATGGATAACATCTGCTTTTTCTTTTACATAAATGGCATATTATACTTTCCCCCAAAACCTGTAGACTTATGCCATTTACTTACATATGCAATGCTGCTGAACAATCAGCAGCATTTTAAATAGGAAGGAATATATGGCACAGCATCAGGAGAATAAACGAGGACGTCCAGACTGGAAAGGCAAACGATACAAGGTTGAGATTAGCCCGTGTGTTGACTGCATTATCAAGGACACATGCACTAGATCTAGAACATGCAGAGATTGGCAGGTATGGAGCCGCAAGTATATGCGCAAGTCGAATCATTATGAGTAGACCGTGGGCTTGGTTCTATAAGACAAAGCAATGGACTAGGACCAGAGACGCGTACATGAAGAGCCGAAATGGTATCTGCGAACGATGCGGAGAACCGGCGAGAATTGTCCACCACAAAGTCTGGATAAATGCATCAAATATAAATGATCCAAGCATTACTCTTGGATGGGACAACCTAGAAGCATTATGTCAGACATGCCATAACGAAGAGCATCATGGCAGTGCAGATAGAATCAAGAATGATTTAGAATTTGATGAAGATGGCAATGTTATTAAAAAGAAAATGGCCGGCGATGGTCAGCCATACCCCCCATCAAGTAAACATTTTAGTAAACTTTGAAGGAACGATGCCAGTCAGACATTGACCTGGGACAGCACGCGCATGAGGGGGTGTAGGTGCAAAGGGGTGTAGAAGGGATAAAATGACATGAAAAAAAGAAAGATTTCTACAAAAATAGAAGAAGTTGATGATGTTTCTGCAGAAGTTAAAAGACTTTCTTCATTATTTGAACATATTGATAATGATCATAAGAGCTTATGCCAGGATCTCATCCAGAATGCCGCTTTCATGTCGGTATCATTACGAACATTGCAAGATGATATCAAAATCAATGGATGGGTTGAAGAGTACCAAAACGGAGAGTTTCAATCTGGACGAAAGCCATCATCAACAGCTAACGTTTACAACAAATTGATATCAAATTACAACATGGTTATTAAACAACTAATTGCTTTGCTTCCAGACAGCGAAAAAGAAAATGCCGAAAAATCAGTTGATCCTATGACTGATTTTTTGATGTCAAAATAAATGATTAAGTATTCTCATATTAATTATATTCGCAAATATTGGAGGCAAATAGAATCATCTAAGATCCAGGTACCGGAAAAGATTAAGCATGTTTATTCTTGTTTATTTGAAGATCTAAATTCAAAAATAACAACATACCACTTCGATATCGAACGTGCTGCCAGACCAATATATTTTATCGAACAGTTTTGCAAGCAATCAAAGGGCAATCAAGGAGAAGGAATCAAGCTAGAGCTTTTTCAAAAAGCAGCAATACAGGCTATATTTGGATTCGTTGATAAAAATGGTATTCGGAAGTACTCAGAAGTCCTATGGATCATGGGACGTAAAAATGGGAAATCAACAGTATTAAGTGCAATTGCATTGTACATGATGATCGGAGACAAAGAAGGCGGCGCAGAGGTTGACTGTGTTGCATCAAAAAAAGACCAGGCAAAAATAGTATTTACATCTGCACTTAATATGGTCACTCAATCGCCGTATCTAAAAAAGTATATACGCCGAAGAAAAAGCGACATGTACAGCAACTTCAATTTCGGAGTGTTCCAACCGCTGGCATCTGATTCAAACACGTTGGATGGACTAAATCCAAGCTGTGGAGTAATTGATGAATTGCATTCCATTAAAGACAGAAATATTTATGACACAGTAAAACAGGGGATGACTGCACGCAAACAGCCAATCCTATTCATGATTACGACAGCAGGATTTAATCGGGAGGGTATCTATGACACGATGTATGCGTATGCAGAAGCTGTTATAAACGGAACGATTAAAGATGAACATCTTCTGCCGTTGATTTATGAATTAGATCATAAGGCGGAATGGGCCGATCCAAAGATGTGGGTTAAGGCAAATCCAGGATTAGGCCCAATTAAGTCAAAAAAAGAATTAACAAATTTTGTTGAGCGTGCAAAATATGATATTCCATTTAGAAATACAGTTTGGACTAAAGATTTCAATTTAAAGAACGTATCTGCAGACTCTTGGCTTACGTATGATCAACTGTTTAATCCAGCTACATTTACGATGGAAGATATACGAAATACATATGCAATAGGCGGATGCGATCTGTCAGCAACGACTGATCTCACTTGCGCGACACTGTTAATCAGAAAGAATAACGACCAGCAGATATATGTTCTGCAGCATTATTTCCTTCCGCAGGAACGTATTGATCATCTTGAACATACTGCATCAAAAGAAGCGCCGTACCAGAAATGGAACGAACGAGGACTTTTAACGTTATGCGATGGATCTATGGTCAACTATTCTGATGTTACAGCATGGTTTATCAAAATGCGGGATGAATATTCTATTGATCTGTGGAAGCTTGGATATGATAGAGCTCTTGCTGGATATTGGGCGGACGAAATGGCCAATAACTTCGGAAAAACAGTAATGGAAAAGGTTGCCCAGGGGCCATTCACGTGGACAGCACCAATGAAAGAGCTTGGAGCTAAGCTAACAGATAAAGCTATAAACTACAACGCAAATCCAATGCTTGTTTGGTGCTTATCGAATACAGGTGTTAAGTCAACAGGATCTGTAGAGTCAATCCAACCAGTCAAGATCCAGAAGAACAGACGTATTGATGGAATGGTTTCACTGCTGAATGCGTATGTTATTTACTGCAAATATCAAGATGAATATTTAAACAGTCTATAGAAAGAAGAGGTAAAGCATGGGAGTTTGGAAGAACTTATTTACACGAAAGAAAAAACAGACCTCTGGTAAAGAGACTGTCGCTCCGTTTGATATTAACGAATGGAACTATCGATCATTCAATGGATCATCGCTTGAACTAGATCTAATCAGAGGAACAGTAGATGCACTTGCTCGAAACATGGGGAAGCTAAATCTACAGGCTGTGATGGTTAAATCAGATGGGACAAAGATGATTGACAATACGTCGGATATTGCGCATGTATTAAAACGTCCAAACAAATGGATGACACAGTATGATTTCATGTACAAAATTACAAGTCTCTATTTTGGCAGCGGAAGCAATACTGTTTTTATTTATCCAGAATACGATGGCATGGGAAATTTGATTAATTTATATCCTGTTAATTACAGATCATTTCATTTGTCAAAGTCTGCCAATGGAAACTACATAGCAAATTTTGACCTGAAATATACTAGGACATATTACTGTCCATTAGAAGATCTGATTATTCTGCGGAATCATTATACGTCAGATGATATGTTTGGAGATCCTGACAAATCATTATATCCGGTTTGTGAATTGATCAATGCACAAAACGAAGGAATCATCAATGGAATTAAAAATTCTGCAATTATTCGCGGAATCCTTAAGGCTGCGCAGGTAATCAAGGAAGAGAACATGATTGCATATCGTGATCAGTTTGTTAAGGATAATTTAGAAGCTTCAAACAATGGTGGAGTAATGGTTGTTGATCAAAAATATGATTATCAATCTCTAGATTCTAAACCCTATATAGTAAATCCATCAACGATGGAAGAAGCAAAAAAGAAAGTCTTTGATTATTTCGGAGTCAATGAAGATTTTCTGACGAATTCATTTGACAGTGCCGGATATGAGGCAGTTTATGAAGGACGTCTCGAACCGTTTGCAATAATGCTTACCCAAGCATTGACAGATCATCTATATACAGACCGTGAAAAAGGATTTGGAAACCAGATCGAAGCTAATATGGCTAAGATGAAATATCAACCTATGAGCGAAATAACAGCAATGATTACAGCAACAAATCAGTTAGGACTGTTTAAGCGAAATGAATATAGAGAAATGTTAGGATATTCGCCTTTATCAGATGATGAAGGCGGAAATGAAATTCTTACGTCTTTGAACTATGCGAAGTCAAAAGAATTATCAAAAGTTCAGGGCGTTGCTGGAAATGATGGATCAGACGATGATTCGAAGGGAGAAAATGATGACTAAATCGTTAAAAATTGAGCAGCGTTCATATGCATTTAATATTGAACGTAGAGAATTAGACAGCGGTAAAACACAGCTTGAAGGAGTTCCAATTGTATTTGGTCAAATGTCAGATATAGGATGCTGGAATGAGGTTATTGACAGGCATGCGTTAGATCTATGCGATCTTAAAGACGTACCGCTGCTGACAAATCATGATATTAACCAGCTGCCTGTTGCCAGATCGCGAAATAACAATAGTAATTCTACAATGCAATTATCTGTTATGGACGATGGAATGCATATGAGAGCAGATTTAGATACAGATAATAATATGCGCGCGAAGGAATTAGATTCCGCAGTATCTCGCGGTGATATTTCTGGAATGTCGTTTATGTTCTCTGTTACTAAGGATTCCTGGGAAAACCTAGATTCTGATCATCCAACAAGACATATTCTTGGAATTGGGAAAGTGTATGAAGTGTCGGCAGTAACATTCCCGGCATATGAGCAGACATCAATCAATGCTAGATCATTGGATAATGATCTAACATCGCTGGATAGCGCAAAAGCAACACTGGAGAGTGCGAGAAAGATTGATGCAATGAGAAAAAGCATAAAAGCTAGATCGGAGAAATTATGTCAAAAAGATTGAAGGAGATCCTGAGCGAACTGGATAAAATCGAAAATCGCGCAAAGGAAATCAACACAGCCGTCGAGACTGCTGATCCAACAGATGTAGAAAAATTAAATGCTGAATTAACTGAATCAGAAACAAGAAAGTCAGCATTGATTGCGGAGAAGTCAGTCATCGAACAGAAAGAAGCAGATGCACGTGCTGCATCTACAGGTGAAGATAAAGGTACACCAGTTGAAACACCAACAGAAGGAGAAGAAAGAATTATGCCAAAATTAACAAGAGATATGCCAGGATATACAAATACTGCTGAATACAGAAATGCATTCATGGCAAATCTGATGAACAATGCAACAGCAGAACAGAGAGATGCATTGATTACTACAGTAAATGGAATCGTCCTGCCTACAGAAATGGAAAATACGATTTGGGATTTGATCCACGATGCTCATCCAATTATGGAAGATATTACAAGACTTTCTACAGGTACAGTCCTGACAATCCGTCAGCATAAGAGCATTAAGGCTGGCAAAGCTAAGAAGGTTGCTGAAGGCGTTGCAAATGATATTGAAGATAATGAATTTGTAAATGTAACGCTGTCTGGAAATGATTATTCCAAGACGTGTGAACTGTCTTACGCAGAGGCAAAAATGACACAGGGTGCTCTTGTTGATTATCTTGAAACAGAGATTGCAGCAGATCTTGGTGAAACGATGGCCACAGATACATTTGCACAGATCAAAAAAGATTTAGCGACACCTGCATCTACTATTGCTAAAGGATCAGATCTGACTTATAAAAACATGCTTACTGCATTTGGGAAAGCTAAGCATGCTACATCTCTGACTATCTATGCATCTTCCGAAAATGTATATGGTCAGATCTATGGCATGGTAGACGCAAATGGACAGCCAGTTATTCGCGATGGAGTTGCTATGGGAGCAAGCGTTAAAGTAGATTCTGCAGCAGGAGATGATATCTTCATTATTGATCCTAAGAACTATGAAGCGAACATGATCCAGGATATCATGATTGAAAATACGAGAGATATTGAAAAACATAAGATCGTATATTCAGGATATGCTCGTATGCAGGGAACAATGAGAGACGTTAACGCTGGAGCATATATCGACAAGGCAATAGTATAATAATCTATAGGGGCAGAAATGCCCCTTTGATCTTTTCAATCAGAGGAGAATTGAATGGAACTCGCAGTAATTAAAGATAAAGTTAGAGTTGCTTTAAGGAAAAGCAAATTAGATATCGAAATGGTCGACGAGATAAATGATTGTGTTGATAGCACATTAGAAGACCTTAAAAGATCTGGTGCAAATGTTAATTTATCAGATCCATTAGTTTTGGAAGCGTGCAAAATGAATGGAAAAGCAACATTTGGCTATGAATCTGAAAGCGAAAAGTACAAATCATGCTATGAACAGTTGAAAAAACAACTTGGCATGTATTCTCCTTATAAGAGTGATAGCAATGGATAGAAGTGAAAAAGTTAAATTAATTTCCAGATCATTTATAAATGATGAAAATGGAATACAGCAGCCAACGGAAACGGTGATAGAGATTTACGCTAACGTAAAGTCAGCATCTAGGTCCGAATGGTTTGAAGGCGGCCGCAACGGTCTTAATCCTCAATATGTATTTAATGTATATGACGATGAATATACAAATGAAGATGTCATAGAATATGACGGAACAAGATATTCTATATATCGTACATATTTAAATCCAGACGGAAGGATTGACTTATACGCAGAGCTAAAGAAGGGTGTTGATGAGTAAGATAGAGTCTAGCGATTTTTCAAAATCAATAAAAGATTTACTGTCAGAATACTCTGATGATGTTAAGAAAACTATTGATGAATCAGTAGATGATGTTGCAAAAGAAGCAACACAAAAGCTTAAATCAAAAAATAGTGGTGCTGGAATCTGGAAAAAATATCCTAAGACTTGGAAATCTAATCTTGAAAAAGGGAGAATCACGGTCACTGCTCATGTTTATAATTCAAAGAATTATCGACTAACGCATTTGCTTGAATTTGGCCATGCTAAGGCAAACGGAGGACGTACTAGGGCTTTCCCACATATTGCTGAAGTAAATGATTGGGCTCAGGAAGAAGTCGAAAGAACGATAAAGGAGAAATTGGAATGAAGATAAAAGAAGTAGCTACGATGATCGAATCAATTGGATTTCCGTTTGCTTATTATCAATTCATGGAAACTACTCCTGAAAAAGCAGTGAAACCTCCATATGTTTTGTTTTACTTTCCTTCATCTGAAAACGAATTGGCTGATGATGCTGTATATGCTCCAATAACAACACTTAATATTGAACTATATACAAAGCAAAAAAACATATCAGCAGAGAAAAAGGTTGAAGAAATACTGTCAAAGAATGGTTTTGTTTTTGACAAAACAGAGAGCTATCTAACA